GTAGGCGCAGTGGCTAAAAAAACACGCATAGGCTTGGCTGCTTTACGCCTATTACAATCACCACAACAGGCCACCAAGTTCTCCATATTAATAGCGTTGTGTAATGAGTCATCGATTGCCAAAGGCACAACATGATCTACCTGGTTGGCTTCACCCTGGCAATAGAAGCATGTGTAGTTATCTCGTCTTAACACCATCAACCTAGCCTTTTTGTAGGCTGTCTTGCCTCGATGGTTGCCTGCTTTGGTACTCATTAGTAATGACCTCGCTTTTTATGATGAGCCAATGCTTTACATGTATCACCAGAATACCTATGACTTATATATTTAAGGCCTAAATCTATCTGCTTAAATGGATTAGTCTCTTTCATTTTTAACAGTTGAGGTATACCAAATGCAGTGCTTTTGCTATTCCGGGCTGTTGGCCGCCAGTTGCTTTCACTACGCCACAATATAACCAAACATCTGTACTGCTTATCATCTAATACTTTCATGTGTGCATATAACTTATATAATTCAGTATCGTTTGAATATGCAGGTATTGTAGAAGCCGCTGTGAAAACAGTAAGCGCCCCCAATAGCGTAGTAAGTCGCAGGCGAGCCATCCGCAGTTGCGGCTCGCGAGCGCGACCATAGCGTAGCACCCTAGTCAAATATCGTTTCATAGGTTGTTCAGCCAAATGTCGTAATCCAGGTTGTGCATAGACTCAGGCCTGCCTAGCCAATCCCAATGTGATTTACATACCAGATAGTAACTTCTGTACATATCGCCTGTTTCCGGGTGCTGTTCATCAATGTAACTAATCCAATCGCCCTTTTTACGGCAGTATCTAGCCCAATCCCACTCATGGATTTGGCATCTTATGTATTTACCCTTAGCCATTGTTATCCACAGGCATGTGCATAGACCTAATATGAGATGCCAACATGCGGTGTATTTCTTTTTGAGTTAAGAAGCCATAAGCAGATTTAAGCGAATAACCACATGGGCAGGTGTGCATCCAATCCATGAGTTTATTAGGGTCAGGCTCAGGTTCAGGGTCTACATCGATGCGCATAACACCTAACACCCCACAGCCCATGCACTCCAACACATGTACATCGGGCGGCAGGTTGTCGGTGATCGTTACTATTTTATGCTTTTGTGTTTGTTTGCAAACGCGGCATTTAATCGATGCTGTTGCCATGTGTGCTACTCCTTAGATCGCTAATAGGGAATAGGTCGCGCTGAGTAACCCAGTAGTTATCCTGGCCTTTATGATGAAAGGCTGCCTGCCTAGCCATGCTCACAGGTATCCAACCTGCTATGTAATACGCCGGGCTGCGACCAGTAACCAATACGGCCACATCTTGCTGCCTATCGGTTTTGTTTATTATTAGGCTGCCGTTGTCGTACTTAGTCCATTTGACTTCAAGCCTGCTACCTACATCTGCTTCATTTTTAAAAGTGTTTAGCGTAGGTTTAAAGTTGCGTAGCCCAAAGAATTGAGCCACAGCCATTTCAGCACCTACAGCCTCAGCGTTTTCACCTATGAATTCATGCAGGCTAATGCCTTTGTTAAACCTGCCTGGGTGATCGGGGCGGCCTTTTAGGGCGTAAACCCGGGCAAACCCCACTTGATGTGCCTCAATCTCTTGCGCGTAATCAAGCACCACGCGGTTCATTGTTGGCAGGCCAAGCAAATCCATAAAGTGTTGTACACATCTTGGCCATGTAGTTTGGGTGCAAAATGCTGGCCTTTGTCGCACCACTCGATCGCAGGCGGCACAACTTCATCGCGCAATTCCGTGCCGTCTTTTTCAACGCGTAGGCGCTTGCCTGTATTTAGGTTGATTATCTCAAATTCACCCATTTGGCTTCACCTCGCTAATGATTTTGTTTAGCCGTTGGTGTATCCGCAATAGGCATTTATTTTTATCCTCTGATTGGTTCAGGATGGCATTGGTACTCATGCGGATGGCGCTAAATTCCAAAGATGTTTTATCATCCTCATGTGCCTGCTTTAAAACCATTTCAATCATGGATACAGCAAACTCCAACTGCCTGATGCTGTTCATAAAGGCTTGGTCGCTCATTATTTGACCCACTCAGCCGGGCATTGTGGCTTTGTAGGAGAAGCACAAACCCATCCTTTGTAGGCATTTCCAGTTTTGCTGCTTACGCCTTCTTTCCAAATGCGCCGACCATGTGAGCATGTAGGCAGGCTTTCGGTAATCTCGCCACCTAACTGCGATTTAAGCACTTCAACGGCTGAACCAATCGATATGGCGCTGCCTTCGCTAGCAGGCACGGTTGCCCATACATCGACTATTGGCGCATTTTCCACCTGATCCATGTTTTGCTTGGTAGCCCTAGCCTCAACTGGCATAAGTAGCGATATTGCGCGACCTATTGCGCTGGTAACAGTATCCTCGACCATCCAGCGTTTCATGTTTTCTCGATAAAAGTCTTGACGGCCAAAAGCGTAATCAACGGCCGCTGGCACTAAATCCTCATGTTCTCGATAAACGCGAGCGCGTACCAGGATGTAACCTTTGACTAGATCACACTCCACAATGTCGGTTTCAATTCGGCCAACTTGATGTTCTGCCCTGAACCGCTTAATGCGAGCGTTTACATCCTCATATTCATCAAAGTTAATCATTGAGACACCCGGCGATCTGCGCCTATGCGCATACCTGCAGCGCGCCCACGCAAGTAACCATCCTTACGGCCTGCCGTTACTCCCATTGAGTAAAACACAACTGCCACGCCTAGCGTGTACAACATAGCCCACGCAAACAACATTTCCATATCCATTTTAGCCCCTTAGTTTAGTTTTATCCTGGCCTTCCAACCATTACTAAAAGGGTAAAGCGCAGCACCGACATAAAGCAAGGTTAGACACGCCAAAGTCTAAAGTTTTATTTCCTCATCCTGTTGTTTAGGCTTAGATTTAAGGCCGTTACTAGCGAGTACGCCACCTAAACTACCTGTTAAAAATATCGTTAGCGTGGTAAGTAAATCGATAAACGCCCGATCATTGGGCGCTTGGTTGCCAATAGGCTGAGTTACAAAAATAAGGGCGTACAACATGCCTAGTACGCTAAAAGCAAAGACCAGGGCTAGCGTGCAACCAATAAAGACAATAAGCCTGGCATGTAACTGCTCAGGTGTTAGGCGCTTCATATACTTCTTTTGGGAGTAAATCCCGGGTGCATGTACCCACCACTTCACAGGCAGGCGGCTGGCACTCAGCGTTTGCCCAGTTTTCGTACTCTTGGCACTCATATCTTACCCATCCTTGATAGCCGCACCCTGATAGGAGCAGCGAAAGGATTACCGCCCCTATCAGTTTGTGCATTACTTACGGCCTATTCCAAACTCTTTCGCTTTTGGGTCGATGGCTTTTAGTGCAGGCCCTATTGCGGCTGCAATAAAGGCATTGGCTAGTGTGCGTGGATCAGTTACACCTGCCATGTAAAGCGCAGCCACGGCTGCTACCGCAGCACGGCCATAACTTAGTGCTATTGCTTTAATTTGCTCCTGCATTTTTGTCTCCGTCTAGCCCTAATTTTTTGATTAGTTTTCTTGCCTGCTCTTGATTAATGGATACCTCAAAGTGCATCTCATCCTTACGGTTGCGGTAATCCCCGCCCCATGTAAGACCATATTTTTTAGCCAGGGCGCGGATCATTGGCACTTTTTCCGCTGGAAATGTACCGATCTTGCCTAGCGCGTGCTGTGTGGCATTTAGGTCAATGGCTGTACCGCTACTGTGGCACGATAGTTTGTCTGTTGTACCGCGTACCATGCGAAAGGCATACGCCCAATCATCTAGTTTGCCTTCATCGATCGGCTCAATTAATTCATGGAATTCTGCAGCAAATGCAGCAAGTAATGGCCCGGCATCCTTTGCGCAGCGGATTTTAATAGCCGTGCCTTTAATTGGAAATGGCTTTACGCCTATCTCGGCCTGGTCTTTACTAGCAGGCCAGCCGTTATAACTCTGGAGCATTTGCTTTAGCCGCTTGCAGTTCCTCATAGTGAGCCTTGGTCATAGAAGTAAACTCGCCATTACCTCGGTCAATAATTACATATTCAACGCCGTTATATTCTTTAATTTCCATTATAGTTCTGCTCCTACTCCGATGTAAGCCGCCGCATTTGAATTAGCGCCAACGGTTCCTGTCCAGCCAGCGGTTGCACCTGCGATAGTTCCCGCGATGCTGATGATGTTAGGATTTGTTTTGCTTGAGTCAAAAGTAAGCGCAGACATTGAGTAAACGGTATCGTCGAATTTTCTAAAGTTAAGTCCTGAAGTTTCTAAAACGGTTGGACTTGTTCGCATTGTTACAGGGCAAGACATTGTTCCGATGGCGGTTGTCGCGCTATATGCAAAAGCGGAAGGTATCATCGCGCCGTTTGCGTTTGTTGCTGTATTGCGCCAATAATACCTCTGGCAAGCAGCCAATTCAGCCTGATAAGTAGCACCATTAGGCGCATAGTTAGATACTGAGTTAGCCGCTTCTAATTGTACGCCTGTAATTTCAAAGTAATCGTTAGCGCCTGCTGTACCTACAGGTGTGTAACCCATAGTTATAGCCACCTCGGTAGCAGTAGATGGGAAAGTGCCAGTATAAGTAAAACGCTGCCAAGTAGTAGTTAAGGTTGCAGTTTGAGTAATTGCCGCTGCGTTGCCTGTGTACACCGTTAAGTAACCATTTTGATCTGTACCAGTACCAGATAATAATTGCACATTAAAACCGTTTGAAGCAGATGAATAGTTAGCACCTGCGCGAGCGTAAAAGGATAAAACTACTGCTTTACCTGCTAGTGGTATTGAGTTTACTGTCTCCATAGATTGATTAATGTTTAGTGCAGATGTTGAAGTAGAAGCGGCTGTTCGTTGGTATCGCATACAGTATTGAATAAAAGGCAGGTTAGTAGTATCGCCCGTAACTTGGCGTGTAATTGTTCCCGCTGTGGCGTTAGAACCTAACCATCTGTCGGCTGTGTAACCGTTGGCAGGATTAGCAAAGGAAGTGCCGCGTTGCCAGACGCTCATATTTGAGTTCAGCACGCGATTTTTAGCGCCTGATAATTGCGCGCCATCAACCAAGTTAATAGCCTGACCGATCTCGTTCATTTCGGTAGCGGTCAAAACCTGCCCGGTGGTGTAGTTCACCTTACTTGGATAAATACTCATTTACATCTCCTTAGTAACTCAGCACGCCGACATCGAGCGCGCTGTAATCCAAAATAAATCCGTCAATTATAGGTTCTAGTGTAGTAAATGTTACTCGCCACCTGTTCGGGTTAATCGTCATAGCCACGCCAAAAATCTGCAGGGTTTTTGATAGTGTCGATGAACCGGGCTGGCTAGTAGTAACAGTAATTGGGTCAAAATAATCTAGACCCAGTGCAGCGGCTATGCCTGCATCGTAGTTTTCTGTGTAAAGGTCTAGCACAATGGCATCGCATCGCACGCTAGTCTCAGCGCGGCTAGCGACATAAGCCTGGGCATAATCTAAGGCCACGGCATCGGTCTGCATTAAAAGGTCGGTTTGGGTGTAACTATGCAAGAAGTATTTAGCCACCGATGCAAGGTCTGTAGACACCTGAGTACTGCCACCTGTTCGGGTTATGTTGGCTTGGTTGTAAATAAGCACATCATTTAGCACCCAGGCTGCATCAAAGTAAAGCAGGCCAGGCGATCCATCATCGGTGAAAACTGTAGGCGTACCTGCCACGCTTGATGAAGTTAGCGCCCGATCCTGAAAGACAAACGATCCAGTGGCATCTACATAAAACGCCCCATACTCGCTAGTGGTTACAGTTTGGCAGGCTGCTAAGGCCGTGCGCTGTGTGCCTGGGTCTGCCTGCATTGTTGTTAGCCCGGCATCGATGTCGCGCATTTCAGATGGCCAGTTAATTTCATCTAGGATTTTATTGATCCGCGTGCCGCTTAATTGCCCTGCCGATGTGCCTGCCACTGTAGTTATCTGAGCATTTTGTAAAAGTCTAAAAGCATCTACGGCAGTAATTACACAATAAGACACATTATCGTTTGACTCCTGCGGTGTAATGGTTTGATAACCAGTAATGAAACCGCTGAAAATAGGATAAGTAACGCCATTATGTGTGGCACTTATTTGTAATTTGCGCATAGGGTCTAAAAGGCCAAAAAAGGGGCTGCTAGGGTTCATGGAGTTAAAGTCTCCGTTTTGATCCACAATCCTAAGTGAGCATGTGCCTGTTTGGAATTGATCGGCCTCAGCATTACGACCGCGCCGGGTAGTGATTGCATCAATCTGGCTAGACACATCAACAATGACGGATGCGCTATCTGCCAAAATGTTTGTGCCTAAAATGCCAGTACCCAAAATCATAGCCTGGGCAAAACTTGGCCCAGTTGAAAAGTTAATTGTTGCTGTGAGTACTGGTACGGTCATCCGCTTAGCGCCCCTGCAAATGTGAGGTTATCGCCCATGCGGTTTAACTTTTGAATAACGCGCTGCATAGTCTCGGTTAGCGCATCCTCGCTACCTACTGGTGTGTTAATCGTTATGTTATTTACTGCGCCCATCGATGAACCTGGCACTTGGGTACGCAATCCGCTAATTGTGGTTAGGTACTCAGATAGTGTTCGCTCGCTGCTATCGGCTATTGTCTCAGCGATTGTTGCCGCTTCATCGGCAAATTTGGCTGCTAGGTCTGCCTCGATCATAGTGGCTTGGGCTAATACCGGGTTAGCGATGCCTGTACTTGGGTCTATTGCGCTGGCTTGGAAATTCTGAATAGGAGCGCCGCCAAGCGTAATAGTTTTTACTCCCATAGCCGCTAACCGTGCAGCCTCAGCCAAGTTATTTAAAGATACGGCGGCAAAGTATTCTGCCTGCATCTTAACTGCATTGGCCTTATCTAACTCAGCCATGCGCTTGGCCGCGCTGTTGGCATCCTCATCCATGATTGTAAGCAGGCTACGGATGCGTGCTTTTTCGGCTTCATCTTTGGAATTTGCTAAGGCTGTTTCCAGGTTGATACGGTCTACATCAAACTTCTTTTTAAGCGCATCTAATTCGGCTTGCTTCTTTTTCTCGGCTACCTCAGCGGCATTAAGTTTGTTTTTCTCTTTAACTATTGTATTTTCTTTTTTGATAGTTGCAACGAGTTTGGCACGCTCGGCCTGCTCAACAGTAAAGTACATCGATGTAGGGGAGTAAGCGGCCGTAGTTGCAGCATCCGGGGCTTTAAACTTAAAGTAATCTGGCAGTGGTCGGTTGTTAAAAGCGTTTCTAAAAAATCCAGCAATCTCAGGTACTTTTAAAGTCTTTAGCATTGTGGCTAGGCCATAGGTGGAATTGGCTATAGATTTGCTAAACCCATCCATGCTGCGTGTCGCACTATCAATGCCATCATCGCCGCCAAGCAGCGCGATGCTATCAAGTAGGCCTTTACCAATTTCCTCTTTTGCGCTTTCGGCTGCGACCGTTAAAGCATCCATCTGCTTTGAATAGGTATCAAGCGCACCTAATGCCTGGCCTGAAAAACGATCAGATAAAGCAGCGGTGATCTTTTCCATATCACCCGTTGCTAGCGTGGCCTTGCTTAAACCTGCACCAAGTCGGCTCAACGCTGTAGTTTGCCCTGAGTAACCTCTTGATAAGGCTAGGGATACGGCGGACAAATCTTTTGTTGTGCCAGCCGATATGTCTAAGGCAAGTTCTAATGCTTTTTGGCTTTTAGCAACTGAACCTGTGGCTGTAAGTAAAGTTTGAAATGCCGGGCGTAGTTCATCATCAAGCACCTTATAGGTATCTTGCATCCTAGATATAAAGTTTTCTGTAGCAACAGTGGCAAAACCGTTACCTGTATTTTCTAGGGCTATGGCAAGTGATTTGGCTGCCTTCTCATCGGCGGCAAAAGCCTGTACCGCGGCTTTACCAAACTGAGTAATTTTGCGCACGGCAAACGCGGCGGCAAAAGACTTGGCCAACATATTGGTAGTCTTTTGGAATTGCGTAATTTGGCGCTCACCTTTTTTAAGGGCTGTACCGTTCCACTTGGCTACTGCACTTACTACTAGATTTGCCATTATGCGGCCACCCCATAGGCGCTAGCAGTGTTTGTGGCATTGAATTGAGCCACCGCGATGTTAATGGCTAGGTTTACAGCGTGTGCTGCGCGCCCCTGATTTTCAGCCCATGCACGGTAGATAAGTCGGCCGCGCTGATCTGTGTTACCAAATCTAGGGTCGATCGTGCCACGGCTACCGTACAAAGGCCCAAGCGGTGCTAAAAATTGACGGCCTGCGTTTGGGTTTAGGCTGTTCATATCTTTGGTTGTGCCGCTTGCTACTCGGTACTTACGCTGCGACTCCAATTTATGACGGCTTGAAACTATGCGAGATGCTGGCCTGCCGTTTGGATTTACACGCCCCGATGTCTCAAAGATTGCACCACCTGGAGAATTGTTAGCAACAAAATAAGCAACCTGCCAACGCCGCCTAAATTTTGCCCCTGCTATTTCGCCTTTATTGTTAGCGCCCTGCCTATAAACGATGCCGTCTCGGGTTTCGCTTTGATCGTATTTAGGGAAAAACCTATGGCCTCTTGCCGCGGTCGATGTATTGGCTGTAGTCCAGCCGCTAAGCATTTCGCTATTGCCAGGTGCAAATGCCCGGGCTTTATCTCGAATAGGTAGCATAGCGCCGCGTATCTGTGTGTTCATCTGCTTGGCTAAGTCAGGGTCGAATTTACGCATGGCTTTAAGCGTGCCTTGTACGCCTGTGATGTTTACTGGCACTTGCACGCTCCCTTGCTCGATCTCCTAGTACTTGCAGTACTGCTTTAAACATAACTTCATCCATAGCCAGGACTTGATCGGGGCTAATACCTAACTCAATGGCAAGTGATGCCACTAAATAAGTGTACGAACCCCGATCTATCCTTTTGGGCTTTCATCCTCGATTACCTCAACTGAGATAAGCGAGTTTAAAAAATCATCCCCAAATGGCGGTATTACTTCTTGGCGCATTAGCGCGTTGTGAGCCAACCAGTAAAGATCACTGTTTTTCTCATGCTCGCGCAACTGCTTATACAGGCCTTGACCTGAATATTTTTCAAAGGCCACCTCAACCACTGGGGTGATACTTACGATAGTTTCCCCAGTAGCCCTTACGATTTTTAGCCGTGCCATTGTTTGCCCCTTAGTTAATTAAAACGGTGTTGTAATTGAATAAGCAACTGCAGATGTAACAGTAAAGGTCATAGATGATCGTGCGAAATCCTCTGGCCCACCTGTACCAACTGGTGTTAGGTTATTTATCAAAATAGACATCGTATATGTTGGATTTGTTGCACCTACAGCCGTACCCTTTACAGGTATAACGATTGCTGTAACGGATGTGCCGTAAGCAGCCTGCAAAGTTGCCTGTACTTTGGCCGCTGCCCAATCGTTCAAGAAATCTACCTGCAGTGTGCTGGCTTCTAATCCCTTGCTAAATTGATGTGCTGCCGCGCCCATCGCAGTGGTTTCTACTTCGTCAAAGGTTTGGGTAAGCGTAATTGATGTTACATACTCGCTCAAATCAACTGTGGCAATTTTCAGGCCAACTTGATTATCTAAATAAATTGCCACGGATTATTCCTCATCCTTCTTTTTGGTCGGTGTTTCATTTGGGATTGGCAGACCAAGTTTTTTTAAAACCTCAATATCTGCCGGGGTTATCTGTTGATCTGCCATTTTTAACTCCATGTTGTTAGTACGGTTATTTGAAGGTCTGCCATAAGCAGGCTGCCACTATCTGCGTTTAGTACTGTAGGCGCAGATATTGTGGTAACGCTAAATTGGATCGCACTGTTTGCAAGTTTATTAAAAACTGCAATCATCGTATCCTCGATGCCAGCCAAGTTGCCCTGATTATCAAAGGCTGGCACGGTCATGGTTATGCGGAAATTGGCCATAGGTTGTATTGCTGCCTGGTTATAGCGACCATTGGCAGGCACTATGTAAGGATCGGCAGGCGATACAATAACTGAATTGGCCAAAACTGTTGTTGGTGGATATGCAAAAGTTTGCCATACGCCGTTATTTGCTAACGCGGCGGCGATGGTTGATCGCAGTGCTGTAATTGCTACGGCCATGTTTATCCAATCATCGATGCTGGAGACATGTAAGGCGCTAATAAACCTCGAATTTTGCCAATCATGGTATTGCCCATGCGGTAGGGGCTAGGGTTAAAGTTATCTACACTTACGCCACCAGTTTGGCTAACCTGCCGGGCTTGAAAAATATCAACGGCCAAAATCATGGCGGCCTCGCGCACGCTGGCTGTGTTTACATAAGTAGCGGTTTTTGTATCCTCACCAGTGGCAGTGCCATAGGGAAGTACGCGCCTAAAATTCTGGTTAGCAGCGGTTTTTGCATATTGGATAAAACTGTAACCCTGTGGATTTTGCCAATAACTTAATTGCAAATTAAACGCTGGCAAGATGTTTGCTGTACCTGTGCTAAATGGGATTGTGCCTGTGATTGTGTAAGCACCGTTAAATGTTGAACCAGCCCCGGCAATCGTTACTGTTTCCCCAACTGTAAATATACCGGGGTTGGCCAACATAACAGTTGCAACATTTGATACCAGTGCCGTTCCCACAACTGGCGCTGAGTCAAACCAAAGGAAGGAGTTGATTTGATCCTGCGCCGCCTGGCAAACCTCATCTAGCGTTGCATCGGTGTACAAAGTGCCAATACCTAAATTAGCGCGCAGTTCTGCAACGGTTACATAAGTGGCTGGCATTTTGTACTCCTTTACTTGTTAGGGTCGGTGGGTCAAAGGGCTAATGACCCACCGACTTCTAGGGATTTAGTTAAGGTTGAACTTAACGATACCGTTAGGCATCTTGGCGATAGTTGCCATGTAACCATAAATGGCCACCTGGACTTGCAAATTACTTACGACATTAACGCTCATGTAATTTGTCGCGCTGCGATAAACGGTAAATGCTTCAGGTGCAAGGATTACCGCTGAGTCATCAACAGTTGTAGTGGCTGCAAAGTTCTTATCCACATACAAATCCAAACCAAGCACATTACCGCGGATTGAACCAGGCTGTACTAGACCGCCTGCGTTCATTGGCTGTGATGCTGAGTAAATTGGGCGGCCTGTGTTATCTGTAGACCCCATAAGAAGTTGCCATTGTGATCCGTTGGCGATGTAGTTATTTGCAAAAAATCCTGTTGCTTCGTAAACCTTACGAGCAGCATCGCTAGCAAATTCAATAACACCATCAGATGACGCATCGCAACCTGATGAGTACTGGCCTGCAGCAACAAGTGCAGCAAGTACAGTTGTATCAAGTCGTGTTAAATAGGCGTTCTGAAGTTGTTGGGTCAATTCCGCATAGAAATTTGGGTCAGACCGTTCAAGCAATTCAACGCTCAGTGTATTCATACCTGAATACTTAGATACTGTACCTGTTAGGTAGGCAGTTTCCATACCGACATTTGCTACTGCTCCTGCTTCGGCTTCAACAGTAACGCTAGGCGCTACTCCTGTACCGCCGCCTGCAGATGTAACCAATGAAGGTACATTTATAGTCATGCCGCTAGTTGGCAAAACTCCCTGTGAACAAGCATCAATGGCAGGTGTGCCAAAGCGTGTGTTAGTTGGGAATTCTGAAAGGTACTGGGTTGGGTTAAATGCCGGGTTAGTTGAAAAACTATCATCGGCTGCAGTTACATAAAGTTTGGAGTCCTCGTTGCCAAGTGCTGCTTTAATTTTATGCTCTGTATATGAACCCATTGATGTAATAGGTGTGCGTACTGTCTGGCTGTTTAGTACTGAAGGTCGGATGATTTTGCGCGCTGCTTCTACTGTTGTTGCAGCCACTTCCTCGGTCTGATCCTCGTCTGGAGTTTCGGGGGCTGTAGTCACAGCGGCCTCGCTTTCTGTTTCGGTTTCGGTTTCGGTTGTTGTGCTGGTTGTGGTACTTGTTGTTACGCTGGTTTTTGTTGTTGTAGATACTTCAGCATCCACAATTTCTGCCTGCGCAGCAATTCTTTGCACGGCTGCTGACGAAAATGCCGCTGACTCAACAAGCGACACCTCGCGCAAAGTAGCAGCCGTCACCAGGAGATAATCGCCTTTTGGCTCTGATGCAGATACTTCCACACCAACGGATAGGCCATCCATCAACTGCTCCTGGGCTAGCAAAATTGCATCTGAACCGGCTGTGCTACGACTTACAGAAAAACTGGCATACATGCCGTCTTTTTTAGACTCAACAGAGCGCATGCGCCCCACAACTTTGCTGTTGTCGTGCGACATCAATAATTTAACTTTGTCCACATTAGGGATATTTATGCTGCCTTCTTGAAAGACAACCTTACCTGCGCTGGTATAGCCAACTTCACCATACGGTGCAATTTTGCCAGCGATCATGCGGCTTTCGCCATCGCTTGCAGTAATAGATGCGCTAAATGTTAAAAGCATCTTTATCTCCTATTCCATACGGACTCATGTTTTCCATTTCGCGTGCAGTTTCAACATCAATTAAATCAAGCGTTAGCATTTTTTCGATAGCATCCAATCGCGCCATAGTATCTGCGCGTAGAAATGTCTCATCGATGTTGAACTTAACGACATTACCGTGTGCGGTTATATCATCCATGCTAAGGCGTTCCTCAACTGCACAAATAAACGGCTGCAGCGAATAAGCAACATATTCTTTACGGCTATCCAAAACATTTTGGTAAGTCATGCTGTTGTTCATATCGGCGCTAACCATGAAGGCCGGGATGTTCATTAATCTGGAGATTTCCGTACTGAGGTATTGGCTGCTTTCGTTGTAGGTCATTTCTTTAGGTGAAAAGCCAACTGTTTGGTAATCCAAAGTGCTAGTCAAATAAGCAGTACTGCGATTTTGGCGTGCTGATTTAAAGGCTGCCAATAAACCTTGCACCTGCGCTTCAGGTAAATCTGCTCCCTGGTTGCGGATGATCCCGGTAGGCATCGGTGTGGCCGCTGCAACTGCTGCAGCCTTTTGTACATCTAGCGCCGCTTGAATTGTGCGCGCACCAGTTTCCAAAACACCAGGTAGCAAAGATTGAAATGTAACTAAACTGCCAATACCGGACATTGGTACTTGCTTGCCATCAACTGCGTAATACGCAACCTCATAGCCCATAGCATCGGTTGTAACTGTTACGCGAGTATTTGCTACCCACTCAAAACCTGAAGGCCTGCCATCGTCTGCATACAATGAGGTTACGCGCCAATATGCAACCCCATAGAAAATTAAACTATCGATGGTGTAAGCAAGTGTTACTGCACGCGGTTGGCGAATATCAGGCTGTTCTAGCCATAGTGGGCTTTGTAATTGCTGGCCTGTAGATTTTTTGTACAACTCCAAAGGCAAATAACTAATAACGCCACAAATTAAATTACGGCATCTTGATACGGTACTAACTTGCAGTGCAGTAGCGCGATCCATAAAGCCTGCGCCGTAACCATTGTTATACATGCCGCCGTAACTGTATTGGCCTGCGCCAAAACGGTCGGACATAATGGCAGGGGCTAGTTGTGCATCGATCTGCACTTTGTCTTTACTACGGATGCCAAAGGTTTCCAGTAATCCCATGCCACAATTTTCTCAGTTTGTAAAGCACCAAACAGGGATGCCTGCGGCGTGTCTAAATGTAGATTTTGGCCTCACTAATTGGCTTCGAAAGGTGCAATACAACCATCGCCATACCGATAGGGGCGGCCACACTGCCCTGTGATTTTTTGCGCACGATACGCCAGCCTGAGTCCTTACTACTGCTAGCCACATTGAGCATTTGCTGATCCAACTCAGGTTGCACCCCATGCACAACGCGTTTGTTATCAATCGCATCCTTAAAAGTGCTGCACGCGGTATAAAACTGCGCCCCTACGCAGGCCTCGACCATAAGCCCGGAATTCTTTAAGCGTTCGGCAATAGCAGCGGTGGTGTACGAGTCATGCAAAATTAATCTTGGCTGCCACTTATCGGCTTCCGCTTTTATGTCTACGGCTATCTGTAACTCATTTACCGCAATCTCGCTTTCCCATGTTTTGACCAACGCTAGGCCAATACGACCATCGGGTAGCAAAGCACCTGCCACTAGGCTGGCCGATCTGCGCGTGTGTGGGTCTACATCAAATGCAAACATCATTTGCATGCCTGGAGTCATAACCATCTCAGCATCGGCCAAATCTTCCCAACTGCCAGGAGTCCAGGGGCTAGTCATGCCAGTGTTTACAAATTGGCACAAAGTCTCAGTACGCGCTGCCATGATCGTGCTAGTTGCAATCGTTTCCTCAATGGCTTCCTCGCTAATCAACAGCCCTAACGATGGATTGGCCTGCGCCCAAGCGCTCCTATCCCAAATATCACAATTTTCACTGGCGCTATATTCGTAAAAGCCAAGTGATTTAGGTGGCTTGGCCATCGATCTTTCGCGCATGTGTAACAGCACATCGCTATCGGCTGCCCCGGCGTTCGATGTATAAAAGCGTTGGCTATTAGGCCGCGTTAGCGTTGTGGACTTACTAGCATCCATCGCCGCCTCGTTTACCTCGCGCAACTCATCGATCCAAAGCACATCTGCGGTTAAACCGCGGCTGGAGTCAGAGTTTGCCGCGACCACTTCAAGTACAGCGCCGTTTTCTAGGATTAGGCGCTCTTTGCCGTTGCTCTTACGGTAGGCCGACTCAATCTTGCCATCCTTGACCTGCGCTAATAAAAAATCGTTGCGTGCCACAATATCGGCAATAATTTCCAGGGATCGCTCAGCCATGCGCCGCTGACTAGACATCATCAATATGTTGCGCTCATCAAAGCAAAACAGGCCTGCCAGCACACGCATGCGCAGCATGTGGCTTTTGCCCGATTGCCGGGCGCAGATGAACAAACTCGACTTCTTAATAAACTTGCCTTTATCATCGATGGCACACATATCATCAAGAATTATTTTTTGCCAGGGTAAAAGCGGCTGGCCAATACGCTCAGCCAACTCAGCAATCTCACCGCCCCGGGTTTTGGTGTGTAACCAGGGTGTGTGTAGGCGTGGGTACAAAGCCCCCAACAGCGGCGGTTTAGTTTGTGCTTCAGCCGTACTCATTGGCTACCAATACCGCGACTCATTGGGCTTTCGTGGGTGATTGTTACCGTTCCCTGCAGGGAGATACGCTTTGC